CGATCCCTCCGAAACGGCCAGGCCTCCATAAGGTTCTTCCTCGAAGTCGTCCGTGTTCGTTGCGACGATGGGACGGCGAAGGCGCGGCGACTCACCGAGTGCTCGCACCCATAGAGCGCCCTGTACCGTGATCGTTGTCGTTCCGGTAGCGCGAAGGAACAAACGCCGGACATAGGCAGTCGACCCTGCGGGAACTGTGTACGCGGAAACATAAGTCTGACTACGCCCGATGGGCATCGCGCAGAACACGTTAGCGGTGGTCGTGCGGTGACGGAGCGTGATCGTTCCGACGTTGAACGTGGTCGAGGTGCCGGACGAATAGCGAGCCGTGTGCATACGATAGCCCGTGATGCCGGTAGCGACTGGAATCGTCCCGTTTAGCGTCACAGTCGCCGTGGCGTATGCTGTCGATGTTGAACTGGCTAGATATGTGAACGTAAGCACGCCGGTGTCGGACGCTGAGGAGGAGAACACTTCGAACTCCTCGGGAGATCCTGTTGGGAAGCCCGTGTAAACGCCGCCTCCGTTCCAGATGTCCTCCGGCACTGTGCCGGTTCCGATGTCCGGATTGCGACCGAACTTGTTAACGATTGCCGTTCCCTGATAGCGACCGGCAGCGATGTCGAGCTCTGCGGGGAACGAGCGAGTGGAGATCGAGTCTCCGTCTTGTTGAATTGTTGCGTTCAGCGGAGACGACAATATGTTGGGGTCGTCGAAGTTCGTCTGGAGTCTGAGGTAGGTCTGCGGTGTTGATCCGTTAACATAGCGAGTTCGATACCATGAGCGCGTGATCGATATGCGGTGGATCTCATTAACTCCGGCATCGACATCGAACGCGAGCGACGAATCCCAATGAACGCCGTCGATTGATTGCTCCATGTAGAGCGTACCAGCGGCGTCGGTCTTCATGGCGACGACCACACCTGGATATCCGGCGGTAGCAAGATCGCGTGCTTCGCCTGTGAACGTAGCACCCGCAGCGAGCGGTGTTGTTGTTGAGTTAGCGTTGTCTCCGTAAAGGTGGCGGTTAGGTGTCATCTGTTAGAAACTCCAGCCCATCAATAGCATCATCATCGTCCTGTGCAGGAGAGTCTCTCCATCCGGTCATGTTCTTCATCATGAAAATCCACACGGAAGCGGACGCGCCCTTGCCGAAGTTTCCCTTCATAAGATCCTCGCCCCATCCCTCAAGTGTGAGTTGAGCCTTAGCGCGAGCGATCCTTTTGGCGTCTAGAAACTCTGGGTGTTTTTTCTCCCATGTATAGAGAGTCTGTTTTGAAACGCCAAGGAATCCAGCGAATGCTTCGTAGCTTCTGCCGAGTGAGCAGAAGTCAATTAGCTTCTGACAATACTCAGGGCGATAGTCTGTTGGGCGTCCGCCCGGTCCCTTAGCCATCTACAATCTCCGATAGGTCAACTGCTTCGCCCCGGTTGAGACGATCCGCTAGCTCATCACGACGCACGCGAGCTGCGGCTGCGTCTCGCTCTGCCTGTTTCGCCAGGTCAGACATCTGACGCTCGTCTGCGATGCGTTTCAGGTTAGCGGTGAAGATATCGGTGAGTGAATACACCGCGTCCTTGATCCGCTCGACGGAGCGGAGTGCGGGAGGAAGAACGGCGAGCTCACGCTCCAGGTTATCGAAGAACTTCGGGATGCGCTCATGCGAGCGGAGCGACCGGCGTAGTTCTTCTGGTATGGGAGCGAGTGCGATGCGTTCTTGGTACGAGCTTCGGATCAGCTCTCGGAGGGTCACCCGATAACTCCGGGTACTGCGGCAGGGGCTTGCCCGAGTTGAGCGATGACCTTCTGCGCTTCCATATTCACCTTACGAGGTTTGAACTCCTCGCTGGAGATGTATGTGATCTTGTGCGTGTGATCGTCGGTGTACGGATTTCCGTTAGCGTCGAAGTGCTCGCGTTCGTAGGGAACCATGATGGCTTTCTTCGTTACTGGGTGACGCGCCATCTTCTTAGGACCGGAGCAGCGTAGGACGGGAGGATTATCGCCGTCACCGGGTGTGACGACCTCGATAACGTGGAAGTGTCCGCCGATGGGCGAGCAGTTCGATTGGGGCTGACCCTTGGAATCGACGGTGTGGTAAATGTGGCAATGCTCCAAGCGAATGAACTCGGGCGCGATCTGGACATCCGATGAGGGTGGGTCCATCGCCATGTTCTTAAGCATGGGAGCGGCCTCTAGCTTGTAGAGGTCGTGCATGACGGAGTTGTGTCGCTTAAAGCGTCGGTTGGATGTCGCGGATGGTGTTTCCGGTGTGATGTCGAGTGATGCCTGCTTTTTAGCCAAGGTGTACCTCCCACGCTAATCGCGTGCCCTTATGGTGGGAGTCTAGTCCGGGGTCGGTGGGCGGTAAAGACGCGGGGTGTCGTCGGGCTTAGCGTCTCGTATTACCGTGCGTCGAAGGCCTCGCCGTTTAGACCTTTGTACTCGGTATCGAGGAGGTAGATGATCGCGCGGTCGGAGTAGGCGTCGACCTCATAGTGAACGTCTTCGATGAGCCCTTGAAGCGTGAGATAGTCCCTGATCCAGTCGGCCATGTAGGCGGGCGTTGTGCCGTTGGATAGGTAGCATTGGACCTTATAAAGGCCGATGTTGGCCTGCCATTGCGGGCGAGTGGGGCATCCGTGGATTCCGGCGCTGCCGTCCGCTCGGACGATGTAGGTCGGCAGGTAGAACTCGTGCGGGTTGAGGGTTGGTGTGGGGTCTGGCTCTGTCTCCGGGTCGGTATCGACGACCGGAGTCTCGGGTGTTGTATTTGGTTGTTCGATCTCTGGAGTTGGCTCTCGGCTAGCGACGGGCTCGCCGGGAGCGACTGGGGCTATGACTACGGGCTGGCAGGCTGCGAGGATGAGGGCTAGTGCTGCGGTGATTGTTTTCATAGGTTCAGTATAGCTCGGGCGTGCGTCGCGTTGGGTTAAGTTTTGGTTAACTTCACCGTGATCCGGGTTGAGACGACTTCCTTGATAGCTCCGGCTTGGTGCAGGGCCTCGAAGAGCGACGGGGACTTGTCCCGGATAGCGCGGAGGGATTCGATACGCTCGGATGTGGATTCCTTGACGCTCACCGTGTAGGCGGTCGCCTCGGAACCGACCGCCATGAGTTGGACGCGGAGCTCGTCCTTCTCTGATTCGAGGGCGCGGAGGGCCTCGGTCACTTCCAGATAGCGAGCGGCTACTTGGTCGGGTGTCATTTGACCCCCAGGAGGTGAAGGGCCTCGTCGAGTGCCGCCATGTCGGGGTGTCCCGATAGGTCGAAGTTAAGGGCAGGGAGTCGCGCCATCATCACGGACTTAGCTGCAAAAATCAGCGCCCGGATAGCGGCAGGATTCTCAATCCCCTCGCAAGCGTTCACGCACTCGATGATACGAGCGGCGTTGGATGGATCTTCTGTTCTAGCTAGAATGTACCCACTTAAAGAATCCGGTGCGACAGGAGCTTCTATCAAGCAACCAAAAACATCTTCCGTATATTTCCAAGGTCCCGGTGTGTGTTTACGCATATTGATACCCATGCTCCTTAACCCAGTCCCTCGCTGCCTGTAACAGCCTAGGTTCCTCCAGGACGACCTCATAGCCCTGAGACTCGGCATCGTACCCCAACACGCGCCAGGAACGAACGTCGACGGTCTGAACCTCGGTTGTGACCCGGTGATAGATCGTTCCCCAATACTCACCATGGTCAGGAACCTCCTCCAGCTCCACCTCCGCCTCCGCCTGTAGCCAGTACGTCACGCCGTTGTGTTCCCACTCTTCGTCGATGTTGATGCGCATATCGGTATCCTGACACAGTGCGGCGCGATTGTCAATGGCCATGTCGGTGTGTCGCAGATGTAGGATTGTGACTCAAACTCTTAGGCCTTTCCCCATTTTTTCTTTTTTTCTATTTTTTTCTTTTTCTATACCTTTTTATCTCTTTCAGAGACATTCTCCGACATAGGAGAGAAAGAGTAGGGAAAACAATGACTTGGGATTGACGCACGATTTTTTTCTGCGACATGGTTGCGTCATTACCGTACACGCGGCCCAACCCATAAAAGCCTGCCTTTTGCTGTACGTATTGAATTTTGATTGGAAATCTTCTTAATCAGTGCAGCAGCTCGTTTACAGTCAGAATTTGATGGATTTACATGGCCCATATCTTGCATGATTTCTTTTGCTGTCATCCGTGTCCACTGAGACTTGGCAGCCTCCCAATCGTAAGTTCCCCGTAACTCATCCTCAATCGGGTCCACTTCCTCAAACGACGCGTTGACCGAATTGACCCATTCGAGCTCCTCGGCTGTCAGCGCCCACCCCTCGCCGTTCCGGTATCCGGCCAGCACCTCGGCCCATATCTGTTGCATATTCAGCCCATGCCGGAAGTCGATCTTCTCGCACTCCAGCGTCCAGAACCGGCGGTTCCCCGTGTCGTCGCGTAGAAAATTCTGGGAGTTCACCGAGGCGAAGAACACGGTTCTTCTCGCGAATTCCGACTTCCGCTTAGCATACGCGGTGCGGATCACGTCCCTGTCGCGGGTGATGAACGACTTGAGCTGCGCGATGTCCGAGCGCCGGAACGTGGCGTCGAGCTCGCCTAGCTCCACCAGCCAGAAGCCAAGCGCATTGATCTGCGAGTCCTTATCCCGGAGGTCGAGCGTCACGCCATCCGACCGGATCTCGGCCGGGCAGAGCGACTTGAACCAGCTTGTCTTACCCATCGCCTGAGCGCCTTGGAGCACCAGCACTCCCTGCCCTGCGAGTCCGTTGGGTCGATACGCGGCTGCCACCGCCGAGGTCATCCAGCGGCGTAGCACCGCTTCCTTGTACATCGTATGGAATCCGCCCTCGTCTTCTCCTGATACTGTGAGCGTTCCGAAGAACCGCTCGAGACGCGAGCGCCCGTCCCACGGCTTCGACTCGATCCAGTCCGCCACGGGGTTATAGGGATTGGCGTCGGCGATGTGCGTGAGGAACTGACCGACCTTATCCGTCGGCATTCCATACTTGGCGCACATGGACTCGACCCACGCCAGGCTCGCGTTGGCCCTGTTATCTGAGGAGTACGCCGCGCCGGGAATAATAATCTCCTCCTGCTTGGAAATCAGGTTGTACCTCGCGACGACGCCGAGCCGACGGAGGACTTCCGCTAGGTTCTCAATCGACGCGATGGGCGTATGCTTCTCGCCGCGAGTATCCGGGAGGGCCACGAATCGGAGCGGGACATCGGAGGAGACGACGGGGAGTTCCTCGGGCTCCGGTATCGGAGGAAGGGCCGTGAGCTGGGCACGGGCCACCTCCTCGCCTTCGAGCACCGCCAGGTCGTTGAAGTCCGTGGGACGGGAGTCGGTCGGTGCGAAGCGCGGCAGGACATACGGAATACCGATTTCTGCTAGAGCCGTGGCGGCTTCCACCCCCGCGTTGCGCACCCCCCATTGGTCGTTATCTGCGGCGAGCACGAGTCGGACGCGAGGGTGTGCGGAACGGACGGCACGGGCGGCGGGGAGTAGGTTCCCGGCGTTGAACGCCACGACGACCGGACGACCAGTGAGCGCGTGAACCGTGGCACCCGTGGCCCATCCCTCGACGAGGTAGGTCACGCCCTCCGGCGGGCTTATGTAGTGAACGCATCCGGCGATGCGACCCGATGGGAGGAACCGCTTCTCTCCGGACGGGGATATGCGCTGGAGCGAGGTAATCGTCCCGTCCGCCGTGTGGATGGAGATCAGCAGATCCTCGCCGAGTACGCGGGTATGATAGCCGCCCACGCGCTTCGCGGTGAGATACGGATGCGGTGCCGGGTGAGCCTCGGCGAGCATTCCGACGGCACGACCGGCTGCCGCCCGCGCGAGTCTCTCGGCCTCCTTCGCCCGGCGAGCTTCAGCCTGAGCGAGTAGCTCCGATACGATCTGTTGCTCGGCTCGGGGTAGCGACTCGCGAGACATCGCGCACCACTGGTGTTTCTCTCCGGTCTTCCAGTTGCCGAATGCACCGGCTGGGATAGAGTCGAGGAACAGGATAGCCCATCCTGACTTGTCTCCAGCCCCGTCCCCCTCCAGGCGGAACCGCTCGACCTTGCCGGTTCCGAGCACGCGGGTGGCCGACCGAACCCCGGCTTCACGCATGGCATCGTTGAATTGATTGATTGCATCTATCTGATTTAGCATGGGTGGAGGGTACCGGACGGGTGGCGGACGGTCAACGGTTGACACGGTGAAAATAAATAATCGGAATCGGTTGACGACTCCAATCGCCGTGTTTAAATCACTCACTCATGAACATTCAGAACACCAACCAACTCACGAGTGGACACGTCAAAGCTCTGGTTTACGGACTCTCCGGTGCTGGCAAAACAAGCTCATTCGGCACGCTGCCGACCGGGACTCTCGTCATCTCCGCAGAGGGCGGGCTTATGCCACTCATCGGCAAGGGAGTTCACTTCATCGACATCGCCAAGTCCGACGACGGGGCAGTGCTCACCGATCCGGCGCAACGGATTGCTCGACTGTCCGAGATATTCAAATGGCTTCACGCCGGATGTCCGGACGCTAAGGGCAAGCCGACCGGCGCGTATCGCAATGTGTGTCTCGACTCGCTCACCGAGGTAAGTCAGCTCCTCGTGCAGAAGCTCAATAAGGACTTCCCGGATCGCAAGGACAGCTTCCCCATGTGGGGGGAGTACACGAAGGTGATGCTCTCCATTGTCAAGAGCTTCCGCGACCTTCCCTATAACGTCTTCATGTCGGTGCTGGCCGAGCCCGACAAGGACGAGACGGGCAAGCGCTTCATCGGAATGGATGTCGCCGGGAGTATGTCCAGGAAGCTCGGCCAGTATTTCGACCTGGTGCTCTACGTTCACGTCGACGCCGAGGGAACGCGGTCGTTCATCACACGGTCGACGGATACGATTCAATGTAAGGATCGCTCGGGGAAACTGGAGGCCAAGGAGCCTGCGGATCTCGGAGCGTTGGTTCTAAAGATTATGGGGCCGGGGGCTCCAGGAGGAGATAAGAAATGAGTGATTTTGACACAACAAACGTAACGGCATCGGGTATTCAAGACGGACCTCACGTCGCTGAGATTGTCTCTGCGGAAATGCGGACGACGAAATCCGGCGATGGGCAGTACATGAACGTCAAGTGGCAGGTCGTCGGCGGATCTTCGTTCTACCAGATGTACAACACGAAGAACCCGAACAAGACTGCGGAGAACATCGGACTCGGTGAGATCGCCCGTATTCAAGCGGCTCTCGGTATGGCGAAGGGACAAGGCTCGGCCTCAGATCTCGTCGGCAAGCGCGTGCTCATCACCGTCAAGAACAAGTCGGATGCGTATGGTGATAAAGCGGTGGCCGTGAAGTACGCTCCGGTTCCTGAATCGGTGGGCGACATTCCGTTTTGAGGTGATCGGTGGACCTGCGTTGGTACCAACAGGAGATGCTCGAAGCTATTGCTCGGGCGTCTACCCGTCCCGATCCGATCCTAATTCAAGCTGCTACCGGAGCGGGGAAGTCGCTCGTGATGATAACCGAGGCTGTACGCACTCCTGGCGTCAGCGCCATTCTCTCCGCCAGGAACAAACTGGTGGAGCAGACCGCTCGCGTGGCGCGTGGGCTCACTCAGGATGTCGGCGTTTGGTCGGCGGGACAAAGCGAGAAGACAATCTCCCGCGTGAACGTCGTCTCGATTCAGTCGGCCGGGGAGTTGGTCATACCGGATCTCCACACGGTTATCATCGACGAGTGTCACGGCATGTCCGAGCGGCACTCCCGCTTTCTCGCACGTCATCCCGGTGTGCGCGTGATCGGCTTCACCGCTACTCCATGGCGTCAAGGCCGACCGGCATACGGCGGCGATTGTTTTTTCCCCACGGTTAACTACTCCATTGGAATGCGTAGGCTCATCGACGAGGGTTTCCTCGTTCGTCCCGTGGCGCGAGCCATGCCGGACGCGTGGGATGCTCGTGGTCTGGAGATACGCGGCGGCGATTACGTTGCAGCGGATCTCGGGCGGTTGGTGCGAGACGGCGGGAAGATCGCGGCGCAGGTCGCGGATGCTCTCCCTCGGCTGGAAGGACGCTCCCGCGTCGTCTGGACCTGCGTCTCGATTGAGCACGCCGAGGCGGTTGGGAATGTTCTCGCCGATGCCGGAGAACGCGTCGCCGTGATCCACTCTCGTTCACCCGATCCTGAGTATGCCCTCACATGTTTCGAGCGCGGCGATGTTCGTCACGCCGTCTCTGTGATGATGCTGAGCGAGGGCGTCGACATCCCGTCGGTCGACGCGGTGGTACTCATGCGTCCGACACGCAGCCCGACGCTCGCAGTTCAGACCGTGGGTCGCGGGCTACGGCCATACCCAGGGAAGGTCGACTGCGCCGTGCTCGATTACGGTGCGATCATCGAGAACTGCGGTCCCGTGGATGCTCCGTATATCCGCGAGACACGACGGCGCGCCGGGGAGCGAGAAGCTCCGACGATTCGAGTCTGTTCCGAGTGCCTGGCCTACGTTCCTTACTCCACGCCAGAGTGCCCCGAGTGCGGACACGTCGAGCGCGGTGTTCAACGGAGGCTTGCAGAACAGGCTAAGGAGCTCGCCAGGCGCGCTGCCGAGATCGAGATGCTAGCTCGCAGCC